CTGTTAATGAAAGCATCACAAGTATTCCTCGCAATTCTTTTGACCCCAACCTACACCTTCCAACCTCCGCTCTTCCAAAAGATCCATCATCATCCACCTTCAAAGAGCGTAAGTTCTTTAAAACTGGTTTTGATCCTGTTGTGGTTAAAAATAAAACTGATGCAGCACAGTTTGAAAGCCAAGGTTGGGCTGCTGTGCCACCAGAAGGTTGGACTGATAGTAAAGGCGATACGAATGAAGACGCAGCAGAAGTTCAAGCAAGTAAAATACTTGATGGCGGTGTTGTTGTTACCGTAATGAAAGACGGCACTACTAAAGTATTAGACGGTGCTGGAAACGAATTAGAAGGAGATGCTCGTACTGTCGCTATCAAAGAAGCTGAAGATCGTGGCATTGATATTCAAGGTGAGCGATCAGGTGCAAGACGTGCTGGCACTGTTGGCGTAGATACTGCACTTGCTGCGTTTGAAAAAGTTGGTGAAATTAGAACAAACATTTCGAACTTAGAAGAAGCCAAAAGACTTCTTACCCCAGAAGATCAAGGCGGCGGTGGTGCAAACTCTGGTCAGCTTGCTGATCTATTGCCCAATTGGAAAGCCTCAACAATTGCTCTTGAAAACGTCAAAAATCGTCTTGGTTTAGATGTTGTCGGATCTGTTACTTTCGGCGCACTAAGCGAAAGCGAATTAAACATGGCGCTTAATACAGCATTGCCAACAAACATGCCAGAAAAACAGTTGATTGGTTGGCTGCAAGAAAAAATTGATGCTCAGAATAAGTTAATGGCTTATTTAAATGAGCAGGCAATTTTCTTATCTGATGGTGACAAGACAATTGGTGATTGGCTACGCAAGAAGAAAGCTGATCAGGAAGAATCTAGACGCATTGACGCAAATCGCAGGAAAATAAAAAATAATTTCAATTTTTCTGTTATGCCAATTCAACAATTGCGAGAAATTGATACAGACTCTTTGACCGATGCTGAATTTGATGCGTGGGATAAACGAATGACTGAGTTAGGGTTTTAATCATGGCCACAGAAGAACAGCGCAGAGAAGCAAAAAGACGCCAAGCAAAAGCACGGCAGCAAGCCGCTCTGGGTACTGAAAACATTGACCCAATGCTTCCCCCACCCGCTGATTCTGACGATTTTAGTTCAGTAGAAACAGAGCAAGGGCCAACAAACCTACGCGGTAAGTTTTCAGCTCCGGGGTTCGATTTGGCTGCTCAAGCGCAAACTGAAGGCGTTGTCGATGTGCCAGATCAGATGGCCTTATACTCTGAAGACGGTCTTCAAATCCCTATTCCACAGGTCATTCAAAATATCTTAGAATTTGCTGGTGATGTAGGAGCGTTTGCTGGTGGTAAGGCCTCTGGCTCTTTAGGTTATATCGTAGGCGGCATGGCTGATATTGCCGTAAAAGCTGGCATGAGCGAAAGTGGTGCAAAACGTCTAGCCAGAGACATTATGGCAATGCCAGATGCTTTTGCTGGATCTCTTGGAACTATTGCAAAGCCAAGAGGCTCTAGAGGAAGCATAAATAAAACTATTGATAAATTTACAGACGCTGAAAAGAAAGCTCTTGAAGACGCTCTTCCTGACACGTCAATCCCTATTGATACAATTCAATTGACGCCCAAAGAGCTTGGCACATTGTTGCGGCAAGCATCTAAAGGTGGGATTGGTTCTCAAGCTGCAATTGAAAAGCTGGCAAAAGAGGCCAAGACAAACCCAGAAGCTGCCGCTGCCGCTGCACGGCTAGGCATCGATTTACCACCTGACGTTCTTAGTGATAATCCTTTGCTCAAGAATGCTGCCGCGATGACTCGTGACTTAAAGGCATCTGAAGCAGCAGGACAGTTCGAGACTATTGTGATAAATGCTTCTAATGCCGCAGACGAAGCGATGGCAGCAATCAACGCAAGCCCAGATCTTGCTTCCGTTTCAGATAAGGTTTTTAGAAATATTACAGCATCTCAAGCTGCTCTTAAAAAAGCTGCTGGAGATTTGTACAACGATGTTGACGCTCAAGTTCCAAAATCAACTTTAGCTTCTGGGAACAACACTGTCATTTTGCTTGATGAGCTGACTGATGAATTGGGAGGTTTGGACAATCTCAGCTCAACAGAAAGGCTACTTTTTGATAAACTGACGAACCCAGATACACCACTAACATATGCTGCTTTGATTCGTCTAAAGCAAGATATTGGCCGTGGAATAGGTAGAGGTCAGGGTCCATACGGAGATGTGAACCAATCTGCGCTTAAACGCATGTATGCAGCTTTATCTGAAGACCAGCTTTTAACTGTTGATGAAATTGGAGGTGCAGACCTTCGAGCAAAATTACGTTTAGCCAATCAGACTACAGCTAAACAAAAAGCTCTTGAAACCCGAATTGTAAATGCTTTTGGAAAAGAGCTTGAGGGTAGCATTGCTTCAAAGCTAAGAACTGCCGTTACAGCAGGGACTAGGGGTGATGTTGGTGGCCTAAATAAAATTTTAAAAGTTATACCGAAAGATCTTCAAAAAGAAGCGATTGCAACTGCAATTAACTCTCTATCGCTTCCCGGTGGTGCAAGCGACTTGCCGTTTGGTTTTGCTCAGTATGCAAAGATCATAAAAGGTCTAAAGCAGAACAAGCCGATATATAATAAAATTGTCAGCATACTTGGTCCTGACAGTGATCAATTCCTTACTGATCTGTTAAACGTATCTCAGCGAATCACTGAAGCTCGCGGCCGTGTCTCTCAGACTGGTAAGGCTAACCAAGCTATGATCTTAGAAGGCTTAACCGCAGAAAATATTGCGATGAGAGTTTGGAACAGCTCATTGGGTCGAAGGGTTGTCCGTGGAGCTGCTGCGGGCGGTGGGGTGGTAAGTGGTGGTCCAGCAGGAGGGGCTGCTGCCGATCTTATCACTGATGTATTGCTTAGTTCAGGTAAAACTGATCGGGTAGCTTCTGCTGGTAACTTGCTCAACAGCGCAGCATTCAAGAGCCTTGTGGATGCAGACTTTGCAGCTAATCAAGTCGCTCTGCAAACTGCTTTAGATAAACTTGAGAGATCTCCAGCTTACAAGCGCTGGTTAAAGAGTGTTGAAATGGGGCCGGGAGCTGGACGCGCACTTCTGGAAACAGCAGTTGTTGCAGGAGCTGATGGGCAAATCACTCCCCCAATGGAACAGCCTGTTGAGGAAGTTAACGATTCTCCAGCCTTACAAAGCCTGATCAACAGCATGGACCCGAATGTGTCAACCAGAGTACAAAGCGCAGCCCAGTAAGGCTACCAGTCCTTAAAGCTGTCCTGCGCCTCATAAGCCTCTACATAGGCATCTATCTGCGATTGGGACATATCCTTGCTTTCAACGCGCTTGCCTTCGTAGGAGCCGCTAGGCCACCAGTGTGGGTTCATTCTGCGTCCATAGTAAGCGTCGGCACTTCCTCTATCGGCGGGTGATCCATGTTCATTTACTTTCATTTCATTTCCTCTCTAAAATGGTGGCTGCTCGCTGTTGTCGGATGGAAGCCACACGATGTCAAAACCGTGTAGCGCCAAGATAAATTCGCGGAGATTTTTACCGTACATTATTAGTAATCTTCTTGGTTAGTATGGGCGCTTATGCGCCCAAAATTTTTGCTTTAGTCGGGCGGCTAAAGAACCCGAATTTTTCGTCATCCTTACTGACGTTTACCTTGGCGTCGAAAGTTACGATGTCACCGCGCAAAGGATCTATACTCGCAGGGACGCTGCCCCATACCTTCCAACCGTCAGCGTGGCGCACAAGCATTTTAAGGATCTCGCCAAAATTGGTTTCTACATACTTGGTTGTAATTACCTCACCGCGAACGTGAATGCGCTCACCGTCGCAAGGAATTGGCGCAGCGGCTTCGGCTTCTGCGGCTCTTTGAGCTGCGATTTCCGCTCGGTCATCAATCTTTTTCATCAGCTTGGAAATAAACGCTACTTGCTTGTCGCTGATACTGCCATAGCGAACTAGCTTGCTCACGATATCGAAAATAGTCGCTTCCTCCCATTCCCAATTATCGTAGTCTTTCTGTAGCCAAATGTCGTAAGCGCAAGTCACGCCAGCGTCTTTAAGAAAGCGCTCTGCCTTAGCCTTGCCAGCGGCAGCTTCCATTCCAGCCTTGGCCTTTGCGCGAAAAGAGCGAAAGTTAAGCGCTTCGCCGCTGTGCAATTTTTCGGCGCAGATTTCGCCAACCTCGACATAAGTGTTTGTGGGCGCGTGATGAAAACGTGCTACGGTATAAGCGTGAGCGCCACACACATGGCACGAACCACCATGGCTATGGGTGGAGAATTTTGCGCCAGTCGATATCATGTGTGAGCGAAACGCTTGCTGCTCTGAAATTGATTCCCATACATCATCGGCGCGATGGCTGTGGAAAGATACAAATGCGTATTCGCTGGGCTCTATGGCGCTTGGGCGGTGTGTGTCGATGCGTGTCATTTTGATTTCCTCTCTCTCTATACATTATAGATAGTGACAGTTGTCACAGATTACAAGGGGGGGTAGGCAAAAAAAGGGGCCGAAGCCCCAATTAATTTATGCTGCCTTTTTTTGTTGGTGCTGCTCGATTTCTTGGAGCTTCCAGAACACCTCTTGCCAGTCGTATGAGCAGTGGCCTTCGATTACGCCAAGATCTACATAATCGTCTTCACTTTCGTAATCGATCCAGTACGCATTCTCTCCATACCCAGAACGCTCAATGGTGATCTCCATGCCCATCTTCTTTGCTAGGCGTTGAGCTTTGCCACGATCCCTGTCTGCACCACACGCCACACGCTTTGGCTTTATAGCCTCGCTGGGTTTAGTAATCGCGCCCATTGATGTAAGCTCATAGACTTCGGCTACACGCGCACGGCGTTTTACCTTTTTGTCTTTGATGCTGACCACATCACCAACAATCCCACAAACGTAGCGGCGTCCTTGAACCAGTTGCCAGTGCCAACCAGCAACGATCAAAAACACACGATTGGCTGTGCGTTCTTTGACTGTAGACTTGAGCCAGCCAGCTAGTGTCACTCCACTGCTACGATCAAGATCAAGTCCAAATGTTTTGTGCTGACCTCTAATGCCACACATCTCAAGAGATCTTATGACTTCATGTGTAGTTGAGCCTTTGATGGATTTGCGTCCACCAACATGACGAATCAGTCGAGCAGCCTCTCCAGTAGTCATACCAGTGACTGCGCTGATGACGGCTGGGCCACAGTAGCGATTGCGGTCTGCTGCTTTTTTGCCATTGTTGACTGGTTTGATGTTTACATTTTTCATAGTGTTTCCTTTCTCTCTACATAACTAATATATGACATTTGTCACAGATTACAAGGGGGGGTAGGCAAAAAAAAGGAGCCGAAGCCCCTATTTATTAAAAATTATAATCGTGAAATTTGTGAGGCGTCTTCGACAAAACGTGGCGTCCATTGGCTGAGTGAAAATAGCCATCTTTGCGAAGGCGAGCGCGGATCACGGTGTATTCAGGATTTGATTTGTAATCCCACTTCTGAGCGCCTTGGTTTGTGCAGTGACCAGCAAAGCCACCAGCAATGATCTCAGGCTTCCAATTTTTGTCCAGTTCCGCATCCATCACGCGGATCTCAATTGTCTTTGGGGATACAACGCGCACGATCTCATATGGATGTACGTCAGACCATCCACTGTGGTTTGCGTGGGTGTATTCGATAGCTTCGACACCATATTCGTATTTGTTATTATACTCACCACAGTGGCTGACAGGCAGCTCTTCGATGAAATTTTCAGCAGCTTCTTGGCTGTCGAAGGTAGTCGTGACTGTTGAGCTGGCATGTAAGTAACCATTATAGCTGCTGAGTTTTTCGAAGTAGGCTTTCTTAGCAGTGTGGCTGCGTGATCCATCGCGCGTGCTAACTGTGTCGATTATGGTGATTGCGTATTTAGTAAACATTTTATTTCCTCTCTCTCTACACAACCAACATATGACATCCGTCACAGATTACAATAGAGGAAGTGCATTTTTTTTAAATTAAATTTTAACGCCTTCGCGCTGTAAGGATTTTCTGTATTTTTTTAATTCATTACATGCTCTGAACATGTCCTGCGTGACGTTGGGGTGAGCGACAATTCGAAGAGCCTCGGTTTGGCATGTATCAACCTGATGTCTCAAAAATCTCAAGTGCGCTTTCTGCTCTGGCCGTAAAGATTCATCACCCATTTTTCTATCCTTCTATAGTTTCTTGCCACCTTAAATGCTCTGTTAATTCTGCAACTAAATGTTTGAATTGATCAGGATCGATTTTCGCAACCCTCACACCCTCTTCATAAATATTCAGTCCATCGTCTTTAATTGTCCAGTGATATTTTAATTTCATTTTTTAAAATCCATAATCTGCTTCGAAGCATCCTTCGCGCCCTTGCCCACAACCACGCAGTGGCCAATCCCCTCAAGGTAGGCGATCATATCTTTTTGATCGGGGGAAAGTCGCCCACCGCGTTCTCGTTTCATCTCCACCCACAAGTTCCACTCAGGGATAAACAGGTCTGGAACCCCAGCCACAACACCCTCTGCCTTGAACTTTTTGCCAGCAGAGATCGATCTCTTGCCGCCGTTTGGAATGGCAAATATCAAAACTCTTGGAAACTTAGCTCGAAACCAATTAACAAATCCAACCTGTTCATCGTGTTCAGAAGGGTATCTCGTCACCGAAACGATTGAAGTCCTTACTTTGCGCCTCATTTTTTATCTCCACTTGGGTATAATCAAACTCTACAACCTCTTTGTATTTCGGATTGTGGGTGGATGGTTTAATTTTTATTCGACTGGGCGTTGTCCAAAAATGACATTCGTTTAGGGCGTCATCAGTCGTGTCAGCCTCAGAATTTAATAGGCGCTTACGCTGCTGATATTTGCCTGACGCATAGCCGCCGTGATCTGGGCAAAGCCATTCCGAGACCTCTTCAAAAAAACCATATTTGTAAGTGACTTTCACACTGTCAGGTTTACCAGCCTTGCTGTGCCGACGATATTTAACGTCATCAACGTCAACCCACTCAGACTGCACCTGTGACGATAGCATGGCCCCACGATAGCTGCTTGCGCTGTGGTTGAGTGTCGGAGCAGGGAACTCAAACCCACACGATGGACAGATCTGACAGGCTGCGTGAACCATCGTCTGGCAGCTCTCGCATTGTTTTGCAGGGGCTTCTCCATCCCCCGCGCCTGCCGATTTGTCCTTTGGCTTTACCTTATCGATGAAGCCATGCCGCTCGACATTCTGGCCGTAGTCCAAAATCAGGCAATTTTCCTTGCCGTCAGCAATCCGCGTCCCGCGCCCAACCATCTGAACATACAAGCCAGTCGAAGCTGTCGCTCTAACAAGCGCAACCAGATCCACTTCTGGATGATCGAATCCTGTGGTCAGCACGTTCACATTAATCAGGCATCGCAGTTGACCGCTCTTGAAATCAGCAATGGTCCTCTCGCGCACTGCACTACTGTCGCCACCTGTCACCACACCAACGTCTATCCCCTGCCCCTCGAACTCATCAGCCAGCATATTTGCATGATTTATTCCACTGCTAAACACCAGCCAGCTTTTTCGATCAGACCCCAGATCTACAATTTCTTCGACAGTTGATTTGACCAATTCTGGATCAGACGCAGCCGTGGCAAGCTGGCTTTCGATAAACTCACCGCCTCGTTTTCCAACACCTGTCAAATCAATCTGCTTAACACCACCCTTCGAGATGACCGGGGAGAGATACCCCTGCTCCATCAGCATCCCCACAGGTATGTCATGGGCAATGCCATCAAAGATTCTGCCCTTTCCTTGATGCAAATATCCTGTGTCTAATCGGTACGGCGTGGCTGTAAGTCCAACTACTTTCACCAGTGGATTGCAAACCTTCAGATCGGCAATAAATCGATTGTATCGTGTCTCAGTATTTTTGGGCAATAGGTGTGCCTCATCGATCAAAACCAAGTCAGGAGCTGGCACAATGTCATACGCCCTCTCCCAGACGCTCTGGATGCCTGCAAACGTGATTGGGCGGTCTAGAACCTTCTGCCTTAACCCTGCGCTGTATACGCCAAAATCAGCCTCTGGGTAGAGTTTTAGCAGCCCACTTGCGCCTTGCTCCAGAAGCTCTTTCACATGCGTTACAACCAGAACTCTGGTGTCAGGATAGCTCATGGCATCCTTGATCAACTGCGCGATAATAGCCGTTTTGCCAGATCCAGTCGGCGCAACAATCAGAGGGTTATCACCAGCCTTTCCAGCCCAGTAATTGTACAGGCCATCGACAGCCTCTTTCTGATAATCTCGAAGTTCAAATGTCATTAACAATCCTCCCTAAAAAATCATCCGCATCTTGGACGGCGCGTCTGACATCATTTTTTTTACCCATCACCTCCATGACAATATTAATTCCAACGTCATTTTGAATTTTTGGCCAATTTTCGTGGCGCGAATATAACATCACCAAATTCAGTATTATACACACCAATTGGTCATCGCTGATTTCATCTGGCATCACATTGATAATTTTCCGCACCAACTTTTGAAGGTTCCTGTTATCACTCATCACGCATCCTCGACTCAAATATCTCGCGGCTGTTGTTTTGATTTCGGATTATTTCTCCGCTGTCCAGATCCTCATACTCAACAAAATCATCACCAGCGTCTGACACCTCTAGGTCTGGCGGCATGATCTGTGGGATGTACAAATGCTCATCACAAGTGACAGTAGGCTTACCCTTTGAGCAGCTCCAAGTGCCGTCTTGCTCTGGCGTCACATGGCTGCACGTCCGACAGCTAACCTCTGGAATCTTGCAGCCGTGGCACACAGCCCAGTAAGGGCAAAACTTGCACTGCCAATTACTCGGATCATCGTGCAGTTTATCTGGCGGTAGGGCAGAGAATACAATGTTTTCAGCTTTGCTAATCAGCGCTTTTGCTTCTGCCCTGTCGAGCTTGATCCTCTCACCATAGATCTCATCTGTGTTTTTGTTGACAGCTATAAAATAACAGCGATCCATTTCAGCGAGATGCATACCAATCTGGCATTGTGCCCAGTAAATTGGCTTGGATTTCTGGACGCCCATATTTTTGGTGGCCTTGAAATTTTTGTCGTTCATCGTTTTGAACTCAAGAGTGTGAGCTTTTTTGCTTTCCGCAAAGCCCTCCCCAACGCCATCCAATGATAGAGCAAAATGTCCACCACAGGCCTCGAACCTGACCTGTTTGCCAGTGTCTGGATCTCGCTCCCAGACCGTCACACCAACCGCTCGAAGGTTCGACACAACGCGATCCTCTTCTCGATCACCAGTCTCGAATAAACGCAAAAGACGCCCATCAAAGTTAGGCGTCCAAGCGTGTCTAAACTGATACCACAATGCGCGGCTGCATGGATTGCCAATCTGACTGCCGCCAAGATGAGGACGATGCTCGTTCTTGCGTTTGTCTTTGTAGTGTTGGTAAATCGCCTCAATTGTTTTGGGCGTGGCGTAGGGCTCTAAGTTCATTTTCTGCTCTCTTTCTACTCATAAAATGGGGCAGACCAGCCGCCCCATCATAGAATAGAACTATCGTTTCCAAGGTGGTGTGGCAGATCCGTTTGATGCGGCAGGAGCCACAGCCCCCAGTCCCTCACCAACAGATTTGACCGCACCCGCAGCCTCATAGCCCTTCACTTCGTTTGATGCCTCGTAGCCATTTTCTGCTGGACGCACAGCCAATTTAACCATCATTGGTTTGTCTAGCAAATCTGCGCTGTCTTTTGGGCTTGGAACATCAATCGCACGGCATATCGATGATAGAGATCTCTGTGCTATTTCTACAGCAACAGAATTTGGGTTCTTTAGGTTTAGTCGATCAAAGACTAAACGCCCTTGATATTGACCATCTATAACCTCAATCCTCAGTTCGAGGTATGAGCCAGTTCTTTTTGAGTTCGGTTTTTCTTCAGCATTGGCAATCACACACTTATACCAATCGGCTGGGAGTGGTTCGTATGTTGACTGTGGCTGAATTTCCAGCGCGTTAAATCCATTGAGATCCATTAGAGTTTTCCTTTTCTTACTCTGCTACAAATTTTGCAAATGGGTTGCCGCCATCAAAAGTGAATGGCAGTGGTTCAGTGATATTGAACCGATTTTTGGTGACGCTTGATGCCTGTGGAAAGCACAGGATCTCACGTTCACCTGTGGAAATGGCGCGTTTTTTATCGCCATCTCCGCGTGTAAATGTCTTCAGTCGGATCAACCCAACCAGATCGACATTATCCGTATAGTGCGGGATAGACTTCTTATGCATCCGCACACAGTACCTTGCGTATGGGTCCATATCAGGCAGATCCAAAGTTTCAGTATCGGCGTGGCCAATAAACACGACATTCATGCCAGTCTCATAGGCGAGGCTACCAGCCCACTCACGGATTTGACGATGCACCTCAGATGCAGTGCCATAGCCTGCGCCATAGCCGCCACCAGCTTGGTTTATTGATTTTGCCTTTGGATCGGCAGCGACAATTTCTGCCTCAACTAAAGTGGCCAACTGCGTAATGCTGTCGATCACAACTGTCTTAAACTCATGTTTCTCTGTCGCCAAAACTTCAATGGCATCCAGCACGTCCTGCGTGGACGTAGCGAGCGGAAACAGGCTGACGTTCTCATTCCCCTGTAGGCTGGCTGTGCCATCCTCAGTTCGAATAAACACAGGATTTGGAAACATTGCAGCCAATGTCGTCTTTCCCATCCCGCCCTCCCCGAAGAGGGTCGCTATGACTGGCCGTTGCCCGGTGGGTTTCGACAGTGATTTTAAATTAATGGCCATTAGAATAGACCCCCGAATATTTTGCTGAATATCTCATCCAGCATTTTTTCCATTTCCATTTCAGTCTTCATTTTACTTCTCCACTTTTGTAAAAATAATGTTTACCAATTTTAGTTATTCTCGTTAGAGATTTTGACTTTGACCAAGCTGGCTGGACATAGTCTGCGTGATAGTGCAGCGCGTTTGTTGGCAGTAACCCCACGTTTTTTTCGGGGTTATCTAGTGTCACCTTGGCCACCCACTGTGCGCGAACCCAAGCCTCTTTTTCGTATGGCTTGTCGCTCTTGCCGTCGTGCGTCCAACTGAATTGTCGCTTTTGCCAGACAACGCCACACAAAGTGTCAGGGTATTTGTCCGACTGAACTCGGTTCATAGTGACTTGCGCGACTGCAAATTGGCTGAGAACACTGGCCTCTGAACGCGCCTCAAAGTACACATTCAGAGCCAGACATGTTGCGGCCAGCATTACAGATGCTCGACTTTAACGCCAATCTTGCCTTGCTTGGATTCAAAAGCCTTCGAGACTTTCGCCCAAAGCCGTGGCTCTTTCTCCAACAGATAACGACAACCCGCCGCGTCGGCAGAAATAGTCTGCTTTATCGGGTGCATATTTTCAGGAATTTTATCTTTGATTTTATCCCAGACAATCGGATCAACCTTGCGTGATACAGGCTGTGTCAGCGTGACTTTGTGTTGTTCCAGTTTGTGGGAAATTGAGCCTTCATCTTTGACATCTAATGCCTTTGTGATTTGCTCTTCTATCGCACGGCGCTTTGCGATAATTTCTTTTTCTTGCGCCTTCACTTCTAGCCACTCGGAGGCCAATCCATCAATATTGCTCATCGCAATTTTCCTTTTCTTACTCTCTCTACAAAAATCGGTTTACAGAAAGATTTGCAGAGAGTAAAGATATTTTTACACATTTTG